CATACCTTTTTGCAACAAAGACATTTGTTTGTTACCTGCTTGGTCTACAGGCAACAGTGAAGATGGTCTAAAAGCACTTCTTCTTGCAAACCCACCTGGATTAGCAAATTGATTAGCAGGTGTTGTTAAAGGGGCAGGAGGCATACGCAATCTTCTATAAAATGATTGTACCATTAGAATAACCCTCCTAAACCACCAGCAAGTCCACCTAAGACTGGTGCAATAGATGAACCTGGGAATAACCGTTGTCCAAGATTAGCTCCACCAAGACCACCAAAGATTAAATCACTTACTGGTGTTTTGGGTACTTCTTGCCGTGTTTGTCCAAATCTTCCGCCCTTAATAGCAGTTAAATAATCTGCAAGTTTTTGTGATGGTATTTGTTGTTGGAACTCAAACCTTCGTATTTGATCTTGAAGCTCTGCAGCTTGTTGTGCTTCTCTTGCTGCACCAACTTGACCAAGTCTTGATAAATCTGCAAAGTCTAAATCAGCCATACCAGGTGCTTGTGTTGCTGCTTGCTGTTGTCTTGCTCTTTCTGCTCCGTATTGATTGAAAGCAATGTTACCTGCAAGGTCTGCTAAGTTACGAGATAAAATATCTGTTTCTGCACCTGAACCTAATCGACCAGCTCTGCTCATTTGACTTAATACTCTATCTTCTACAGCACGGGCTGCAGGGTCAAAAACCGCATTAAAAAAAGGATTAGGACCAAGAAAGTCTCCAGATAAAACTGAACTTGTATAATCTTGTGCTTGTTGATTTAAAGGTGAACCAGCTAATGCTCTTTCTCTTTGTGCTGATAAAGCTAACTGTGTTTCAGGAGATTGTGAAATAACAGTTGAAGTAGGAAAAAACTCTGTGGGTGTTTCAAATACATTTAATGCTTCATCTAAACCACGTCTAAAAAATGGTTCTGCAAACTCTGGCACATTAGTATTAGTGCTTACTGTACGTGTTCCGCCTTTACTCATCTTTAATCTCCTTAGACAATAAAACTGCCTTGTGTTGATAATCTTTTAATTTTTTTATCCATCCTTTACGGCCTATAATTTCTACTTTTTTACAGCCGTAATGTTCTTTACCCCATTTTGCAATAAATGGTTCAGCTTCTAGTAATTCATCCATGTCTCCAGCAGCTAACCATAATCGCACACTACGACCAGCAGGATAAGATACTATCTCTGTTACGATAACACTATTAGGCAATGGCCATAGTTGTGCTCGTTTTTTTTCAATCGCACTCCATACATCTTCTGGTGTATGTGAATTGTCTGCGTATTCCAAAGCATCTTGTATAAGATGTCTTCTTTTTTTAAACTCATCCAATAATTGCATATTTATATGTTCTATCCGTTTGTCCATTGTTTGCGTGTGTTAATGTAAATGTTTGTTTTGCTCTTGCACTTACATANATTGTACCAGCTCCTACTTCTGCACTTGCATTAGCAGTTGTTGGCATTAACACTACTACACTTTCTGGTCCAGCCCTTAAATCGGCTACAGCCGTACTTGTTGCACTNGCTGTCAAGGTAACAGATCCTTTATTATTTGTATTACCATCTAAAATATTATTGACAACTTCAGAAATGTCTCTGTTGCTTGCATCTTTAGACAGTCTTCTAAAGTTAAAATCGGTCATCTTAATCCACGTTCTTGAATTGTAATATCAAACCCTTGTGCTATATCAAAGTCTGAAATAGTAAATTTTAATTTATGAAATCTACCGTTTGATCTAACAGGTATAAAATTATCANTTGTTAAAGAAGACGCTGCAGAATATTCCGCAGAATCTATATTTCTATTTCTTGATTGTATAGCAGCCGTTACTGTAGGTGTTGTTCCTACATTAAAAAAATCTACATATGGTTGTACTTGTGTTACTAGAGAACTTTTACCAGGCGATACTTCAAACTCTTGTGTTTCTATTGACGCACTTAAACGAGATCCGTTAAACAATCCAATTTTTTTTGATTGCCCTGCAGCTAACAAGTATTCTCCACCTACAAACAATGAATCATCTAATGATCCTGGTAGGTCCTCAATAGAACTAGATATGTTAGCTAATTGTTCTAATGTGTAACCTGGTGATATAATTGTTCCCAACCGTTCTGTTTCAAGATCAGCAAAAGACCATTTATCTAAAACATAATTATAAAATAATAATCTATCAGGTGTTCCGTCTTGTGATTGACCTGTTGGATAACTCCATACAATAACTTGGTTTGATGGATCTGCTTGTGCAGAAATTCTGTATGATGCGTTACGAGCAAAATTATTAAAGAAAAATTTATTTACTCTTTCATTGCCTATTGGTGTTGATCTATTACCATCAAAAACATAAAATCCATCTTGTGAAAGATAATATGATACTGGACCTACGTTAGCAATAGAACCAGAATAAGGACACCCTCTTGATGTTTCCACTTTATCAAACTGAAAAATTAATGGAGAACCAACATAAGACATTCTAACTATGCCACGTTCTAAAAATACAGTACCTATTTCTCCACCAACAATACCTGTAATATTTCCTAAATCTGATATATCTTGAATATCACTTTGGCTAGTACCTATTGTCCAACCAGTAGGATCATCAAGAGCCGACCAATATAACCGTCTTGGATGTACGGTACTTGAATATTTTACATTGGCTGCAACCACTTGATCTTTTACAACCGCTAGATATTCTGCAGCAGGTGTTCCTGATAAACCTGCAAATAAACTTGATGTTCCTATAACATAGCTTTGTAATATATCATCGTGTCCATGTGATGCTATCACCCTATCACCAAACTGGACAAAGTTCCAAACATCCTCTGAGCCTAAAGTGTAGTTTCCTGATTTAGAAACATTATCTAAACCTGAATCACTTGCATCAAATTTGTAAAGTTTAGTACCATCACCTGCAAAAAAGTTTATAGAATCATCACTTCCTTTAGCTGTTCCTATTCCTCTTATCCAACCATCGGCAGCCGTGGTTAAAGCACCAAAATTACGAAAGGCTTTGTACCCTGTTGCAGCAGGTATACAATTTTTTGCAACCGTTACACCTGGATTATTAAAATCAGGTTGGTCTGGAGTCCACGGGCCAAACGGAATCATACTACCACCAATGCTTGTTGCACTAACACCCCTGAACCATATTTAGCTCCTTCTTCGGATGTATTAATTTTTTCTATAATTTGTGTTGCAAGTGCATCATAAAATTGACTTCGTGCTTCATCTAACAAATAACGGTAAGCTGCTGCTAAACACCCATATAGGTAAGCATCGGGATACCGTGTTAAAACAGTATTAGTAGTTGTGGAATCTGATAAAGAATCCATACCTGTACCCATTGTAATTGTTACGGTATACGTTGTATCTGGTATAGGTCTTAAAATAAGTTGTTCGCCAATAATAGAAAAATGTGTTGGTCTACCTTGACCTGTACCAAAATTAGAAAATAAGTCTTGGGGTGTATTAGCCGTTAAGACAGATGGCGTTCCTGTGGTTATTCTGACTAAACGTACTCTTCTTAAATCTGTAGGCAAACTTACAAACTCATCACCTGTAGACACGTTAGTTGAAGATTCTTGGCTACGAGTTTTTAGCTCACGGCCTAATCGTGCCTCTGCTAAATCTATGAAGTCATCCATTTGATCTGTAAGGTCTGTCCTTGCTAAATTATCAGCTAGAGCAGTTTTCAAATCAGAATACGTTGATAATGCCATTACACTTTACCGCCTGTTGTCCTAAATGCTTTATGGTCTGGGTCATTCAACCATCTCATCCATGCTTTTTTGTTATGTTTTACTGGCCCAAATTTTTCTAATAAATGATAATATATTGCTGTTGGAATATTTGCGATTGGCTGAATATGTTTTTGTGTGTTGCCAATCATACTACCTGGCCTCCAATTATTATTTTCTTCTCTGTTGTGCTTTAAAAGATTTGATGTATCTGTTTCAGTTACAATACTTAAACCATCTGAATCAGAAGTTAAATAAGTTTTCTTTTTTTCAATAGGATTTGAACTTAATAATTTTTTAGACATATAAACCTCTAAATAAAGAAAGGGGCCGAAGCCCCTCTCAATGTTGTCTTCTATGCACCGCTAAGGTCTAAAACCCCACCGTGTGCTTTTGGTGCAGTTGGAACGTAAGTTGCTTCTGATACGATAGCAAATTTTTGACCATCACCTGTAGCAGCAACTTCAGTTGAACTGAAAAGTCTACCAGGTAAATGCCCTATTGCATAATAATCTGTATCAAGTAACCAAACGTGTTCATCACCAATAAATCTATCAATGACAACATTTAACTCTCCAAAGTCAGTCAAGTACATACTGACTGATCCTACAATCGCAATCTCTTTTGGTGCGGAGTATTGCAACTGTGCATCTGCAACAGAACCAGAACTCAAATTACTAAAAGCAGCTTTGTTGTTCGGATGCATAATCATAATGTCTGGTTGTCCACCGTCATTATAAGCGGCAAGCATAGCTGCATCTATTTTTGCAAGCGAGAGAGCTGCGTTGGTTCCTGCTCCGTCAGTAACGTCTGTTCCGTCTCCAGTAGCAGTTGTTGATGGAGAAACTTTATCAACATTAGTCATGTAAGCAGCAATGGAACCCATCTTGCGTGGGTCAGAGCTACTCTTAGCCTGACTCATAACAATAGTTTTTTCCATGTCTCTTCTCTGCTCAAGACCTTTGATAAGTTTTACGTAAGCAACTTCTCGATCTCTTCCAGCTTTGTCAACAACGTCTAAAGTGTTACTGACTGATGCAGCTTGTACGAAGATTTGATGTACGTTACCAAGTCTTGTAGTAGCTGTTGGGTTTGTGAAAGAAAAGTCAGCACCTTCAGTATTGAAGTTACTTGCACTAGCAGCAGCTAACTCTTGAACTTGCCATTCGTGAGTTACGCCTTTAGTAACAATTTTTCTTGCATTACTGAATACTGGGGTTTCGTCAGGATCGACTCTTGTAATCACATCGGATAGATCCTCACGTTCTCCGATTGCGTTTGTTGTTAGATAGTTGGCCACAATGCCCTCCTATGTTATCTGTTAAGTAAAATATTAATAGCGTCATCTTTCGATCCGCTTTTGGTAAGCCTCTGATAAGCCTTTTTACGTGCATCAGAATTGTGGTCTGCTTTTGTTTTAGGTGATCCGCCTTTTTTGACAAGTTTTGGTGCTTTCTTAACAATCTTTTTTGCTTTCGGCACTTTTTCATTTTTAAGTTGGTCATACAACCAGGCTTTACGAATGATCTCAGTAGCACGAGAATCAACTTGACTTAGTTCTGCATCAGAAAAACCCATACGTTGTGCATATGTGACTACCGCACTTTGCTCTTTAGCTCTTGTTTCTGCGTTTTGCCATTCAGGGATACGTTGCGTTAGTTTTACTTGTTCATCTGCTAACCAAGCTGAACGTAATTGCTCTCTTTCAACAGCTACGTTTCTTAGTGCATCTTGTCTTTTAAGGTAGGCTATTTCCATATCTTGAGCTGCTACAGGGTCTTCTTGCCGTAACTTCTCTATGGTTGCTGCATCAGGTTGTTGTGATTCCAACATCCCTTGCAACTGTTGCAAACCTTGAGCGTATTTTTGACGCTCTTGCGAAGCAGCCAGCTTTTGTGTATCAACTTCTTTGCGTTGTTGAGCCACATCAGATAGGCGTTTTTGCGATGTTTTTTCTAGTTGATATGATTTAATTAATTCCGCTTCTGGAACATCATATTCATCACCATCAACTTTTACACGGTAGAGAGTTTCTTCTTCTTCAACTTCCTCTACAGCTTCCTCTTGTTCCACTTCTTCCGATTGGGCTTCTTCACCGTCTTCAGTAGTTTCATTTGATTCAGCTTCAACTTCTATTGTTTCCTCTTGCGATTCTTCAATTTCAGTTGTTTGTTGAGTTTCCTCAACTGGCTTACCTTCGTCTTTGCTTACCTCTTGTGGAGGGGCGTTTCGACTAAGTAAGGAATCTACGGCACTATGCGTAGTTAGTCTGTCAGTAGCCTCGGCCATTCTGAACTCCTATATTTAGTTAAAATTTCTTGCTTAATTCTCTATCAGCAAGTTTTCCTGTTTCTACAACAGAAATTAAATGACCCTTGAAAACTTCAAGCGATTTCATCAACAGGTAGATACGCTCTCGCCCTTCCTCGTCTCGGTTGGGGCTTGCTTTCCAAGCATCGATATATTGTTGGTCCAGAGTTTCCAGAGCTCCCAAAACTAACGGATCTTTCAAGATCGCTTGTGCTCTCGCTCCTCTGTCTCTTTCTTCTCTTCTTTTTCCTTCGTTCATTTTGTCCTTTAGGATAATAAACTTGGTGTACGGGTGTTACTAGCAATAGGTAATCCAAATGGAGGTCGTTGTGCAAATGCTGTGTTTAATGCTTGAAAATCTACATTTGGTAAATTTCGTGCAGTTAAAAATGCTTGTAAATTTGCAGGAGTCTGATTAAGTAAATTAGGTTCTCTTGGATCTAAAAATGCAACATCTGTTACTGGTTGGAAGAACGGTGATTCATCTGTTGTTGTGTCTTCCTCTTCAACAGGTAATCCTATTTGTTGTCTTCTTAACTCATCAAGGTCTGGTAATCCTACAGGTTGACCAGTTAAAAGATCAGTTGTTAGTTCGAGGTCTTCTTTTGATGGGGTATATTGTGTGCTAAAAATATCTCTTAAAAGAGGACCACCAATTCTAGTAGCTGCCCCTAAACCTGGAGAAAGTAAACCTAAAACATTTGCTGGTGTTAGGAATTATGCCAATTTATCCGTAATTTGTAAAGGAGCAGCTAGTTGTCTTTGTCCTGATTCATCTAAAGGCAACAAACCTGAAGGTACAAAAGGGTCAGCATCTTCTGCAAGAATACCTAAACCTGTCTG